TGGTAAGGTCGAAGCGTGAACATTCATGCTTTCCTGATCCTGACAATGGTCCTGCCGCCGGGCACGGGATCGCGCTTCTCGATGGCGAGCCGCACGATCTGGCTGTCATTGCGGTACGCGCCGCCGTGCTCAAGCGCGTCCAGCAGGGCCTTCTGAACGTTGTCGATGTCCCGCCTCCGGCGATCCGGCGGGTAGATTTCCACCTCCAGGGCCAGCGGACCCCGGAGGGGCCTGGTGCCGCGAGCGGCGAGGACCGAGCAGACCCTTTCGCGGAATGCCCGGCCCTCGCGGCTGATGAGCGTCCTGGGACCGACGCGCCGGTAGTAGTGGTTCACCGACGGCGGAAACGGCAGTTCGATCTCGATCATCGGCGCGCCCAGGGAGGGGTGTTGCTCGCGGCCTGCTGGGGCTCTCCCGTCGCGGCCTCTTTCTTCGCGTAGCCCTTGACCTCGTTCGTGATCTCGCCGGTGTCCTCGCGCTTCTTGCACTTCACGGTGACGAGGAGCGGCAGGTTGTGCAGCTCCACCGAGTCGTTCGGTGCCATCACGCCGACCGCGCGGCAGATGGCCGACAGTTCCCCTCTGGCGATCCGGACTGTCATTTCGTTCGGGTTGTCGAGGTTGAGGCGCGACCACAGGAGCCGCCCCTTGTACTCGCCCTCGATGACCTGGAAGACCAGCTCGAGGTACGAGCCGTTCCCGGACTTCGTGGGCTTCATCTCGCTCTCGGTGATGATCGCCAAGTACTTCCCGGCGGGGATCGGCTCGAAGTCGGCCGAGGGTTCCACTTCGTTCGCGTTGAATCCGTGCAGGTTAGCCATGGTTTTTACCTCCATTCAGGTTCGGCAGGTACTGTTCGTAAGCGGTCCAGTCGAGCGGGAGCTCGTCCGGCAGGTTGAGACGGTTCTTGGCCACGTGCGCCGGGCGCTCGGTCGTGCGGATAATCCGCTCGCCCGTGCCTGTGCCCTTGGTCTTCTTGCGGTTGAAGCCCTCGTCCGTGGTCTTGGTGTAGACCTTGTAGGTGGCGAAGAGGACCTCGTCGCACCACTCCTGGACCACCGCCGAGGCCAACTTGTGGAGGCGCGGCACGTACCGGTCATAGTTGTCCGTCTCGGGGTTCTCGAACTTCTCGATCTTGGCGTGGGCGATCAGCATGACCATCATGCCGCGCTCGGTCCTGAGCGCGGTGAGCCCGTCCAGGAACTCGCGCCACTGCGTGAGCGCGAAGACGTAGCCCTTGGCGTAGCCGATGTCCTCGATGGACTCGACCATCTTCTTCTTGCAGACGTCCGCCCAGATGAGCCGCTCCAGCCAGTCGAGGGAATCGACCACGACCGTTCGATACGGGTGCTTTTCGGAGTACAGCTCCGACAAGGCCGTAATGACCTGGTCGAACGTTTCGACAAGCGGGAACTTGTCGCAGTCGATCTCACCCAGGCCGTCTTCGGTCTGGATGAAGATGGACCCCGGGCACATGGACCCGAAGGTTGATTTGCCGATGCCGTGCGTGCCGTACAGCATCACCCGGCGCGGCGCGGGTTTCCTCCCGCTCTGAACTTGCCCAAGCATCTTCATGCCTCTGTCCTCCTTTCCGTTGTCAGATGAAATCGAACGTGCGGACGCTCTCGTAGCCGGTCGGCCACGTGTCCGTCTCGCGGCACTTCCGCAGCCGCGCGATGGCTTCCTCGTTTTCCTTCTGCGCGATCCCGAGAACGTCCTGGCCCATGGCCCAGACGCCGCAGCGGAACGGCTCGCGCTTTTCGACCGCGACCAGGAACACGGGCAGCCGCTCTCCCACGACCACGGCGACCACTGCGCGGTAGAACGCCATCTGGTGCGCGTAGCCGTAGGTGCGCGCGTCCATCTGGAGCCAGTCGAGGTTGTCGCAGGTCTTCAGGTCCACGATCCCGCACTCGGGGTTGAACCAGTCCATGCGAACCTGGCAGGGAACGCCCGCGTAGTTCGCGCGGGCCACACCCTCGGGGATGCCGTCGGAGTAGAGCTCGCGGGCGTGTTGGTGGGCTTCGACGCTCTGGCGCAGGTTGTCGATGAGCCGGAACTGCTCGTCGGTGACGACGGGTTTGCCCTGGTCGTCGGCCCACACCTGGTATGCCTTGGTGCGAGTGCCGTAGACCTCGCCGGTCTTGGGATTGACCGGGCCGCCGACCGCGTACTCGCTCTCGAAGACCTCGCGGCCCTCGAGGATCAGCGTGTGCGCGGCGCGTCCGATCACGAACGCCGGGCGATCTTCCTCCTCCACGAGCCCGAGTTCCTTCTTGCGGAAGAGGCACGGGTCGCGGCGGAAGTCGGCCAGCCGATGGCTGCCGAGGTATTCCTTGGACTTCTCCTGGTACACGTCCACGGGCTCGCGGACGATGAAGCTCGTGTCGATGGACTTCATGGGCTTGTCCTTCCTTCGCCGAAAGACGATTTCCTTGATACTCATTGCCGGGCCTCTGCCGCCTCGGTCTTGGGCGCGCGCTGCACGCGCCGGACCTTGAACGCCTCCTCGCCGAACTCGCGGATGGCGAACCCGGTGAAGATGCGCACGATGTCGCGGCCCACGTCAGTGCCCGCGTCGATCACGCAGGCGCGCTTGTCCGCGTCCATGCAGTAGGAGGCGTCCAGCCGCACCCGCGACTGGCCGTGCAGGCACTCGGCGGCGAGGACCGCCAGGTGCAGGGTGTCCTCGATTTCCCGCGCCGGGGATTCCGGCGCGAACTGGTAGCGATAGATGTCGTTGTTCATCTCGCGTCTCCTTTCCCGGCCGTTGCCGCCGCCACTTCGTTACTTACCCGGCGCGCGGCCGATACGTCGGCCGACCTCACAGGTAGTCACGAAGTCCCGCGTTTTCGAAGATGAGCCGGAGCCGGTCCCTCGCCCCGTAGAGCGTGGCGCGCGGGATGCCGAGGCTTTCCGATGCCTCGGTGAAGGTCTCGGTCATCAGCCGCTCGGCGACCGGGCGCAGGTCGTCGGGCAATTTGGAGAGGACCAGGGACACGTCGATGCGAAGCTGCGCCTCTTCTTCGCGCGTGCGGTGACGCCTGCCCGTGCGGATGTCGGCCTCGTCCTGGTCGACGGTGTAGGCGCGCTCGATGGTGTCGCCGTCGGCGTCCTCGATGAGATCGTTGAGCGAGCAGGACTCGCGCCGGTAATCGCGCATCTCCTGCTTCCTATGGCGGATGAGCTTCGAGATCTTCCGTTCGATGACGCGGGCGACAAACGTCGTGTGCGCGGCCTTGTCCGGGTCGAACTTCGGCAGGCGCGAAAGCAGGTCGGTCGTCATCTCCTGTTCGATGTCCTCGATGTCATCCCAGGTGAATCCCGCCTTGCCGACGAGCTGGCGGGCCTTGTGGCGGATCGTTTCCGCCGCGTATTCGCTGAGTTCTGTCTGCTTCTTGTTGGCACTCATTTGAGCCTCCTGTGGCCGGGGAGGCGTGGCGTGGGTGCCGACAGAAGCAGTGGCCTAATGAAAGGAGGCGTTGCAGGTTCACCGCGTCAGCGGCACCCACAACGCCTCCACTTCGTGGCCGGTTAGTTGTCAGGTACTGAAAAGGTTCACTTCACGAATGGGGAGCCGAGCCCCGTCTCAGGCGGCGTCCTCCTCGATGGTCATCTTGAAGGGGAGTCCGTGCTTTACTTCGAGGCAGCGGATGATCCCGTCGCCCATCGCCTCCATCTGGGCGAACAGGTCGCGCACCTGCGCCTTGAGAGCGAAGTCCTCCTTGCCGCTCTCCGGCCTGGGGCCGTTCTCGGCGCAGAGCTTCACCTCTCGCAGCACGCGCGGTGGCCGGTCGAACACGGGATCGCCGTCACGAACGACGAGCCCCTCGACGCGGCCGAAGTTGATTTCCTGCATGAGCTTCACCAGGCGTTCCCTTGCAGGAGGGAGGGAAGCCAACGTCACCGTTCCGGTCATGCCGGACCTCCTTTCTGCGCCTTCGGGCGCAAAGAAAAGCCCCCTGGGCGAGGTCCGGCGGGGGAATCCTCCCAGGGGGCAAATGCCCGGTTTCAGCCGGGCACCATTCACGGGCTAGAGGTCCCGCCGGACCTTCTAACCCGATAGAATTGTGGTGGGTAGATGCTTGAGCAGAAAGGACTTACGAGAAGTGGAATCTGCGCAGATGGGGCTTAGAGCGACGCCTT